GTGCCAATCATGCCACCGTGACTTTGACAGAGGTAGCCATATGTACCGCTGGTACCAGCTGGAATTTTCCAATACAAAGTACCTGATTGTTGTGCTTGAGCTGAAGCACCTGTGGTCACTGTGCCACTAGTGGTAACATGCACTAGACCAGTGCTGTAGTTCGAGCCTGAAAAACGTATCAAGAATGGATGGCCGCCAGCACCCGCTAAATTAAATGCTATGGTAGTTCCGCTGATAGCATATATAGTTGGATTATTACCACTGTATTGGTCAAACAAGTATGCACTGATGCCACTGGCAGTGACATCCAATCTGGTTATTGCTGGCAAATAGATTTTGTCTACAGTTAAACCTGCGACATCTGATAGTCCGCTAAATGCTGTTGCACCACCTCCCGAGTACTGCGGTATATTCAAAGTACCACTACTGAATGTGGCCGCACCACTTGACCCAGTAGTGGTCAATGTGATAGGTGCTTGATAGTCAGTTCCAGCTGTTGCGGCTGTAAGAGCATTTGCTCCATTGCCTTTCACAATACCACTGATAGTGCCAATAGGTGCTTGATAATCAGTTCCGGCAGTTGCGGCTGATATGGCAGTGGCATTGCCTTTTAGTAGTCCGGTAATACTTGTTGTTATAGTGATTGCTGGAGTTGAACTGGCAGTGGCCACAGTGCCAGTAAATCCATTTGCAGAAGTAACACTTACACTAGTAACTGTACCAGCGCCTGCGCCTCCGGCTGTGGCATCTGCATCATTGATCCAAGCTGAACCGTTGTATTTCAATACTTGTCCAGTGCTGGGTGTAGTGATAGTTACATCAGTTAAACTATCTAAATTGGACGCAGTGGAAATTGAAACAGTGCCACCCAGGCTCACACTAGTACCATTTATTGTGATACTGCTGTTGGTCAATGCACCATTGCCAATATTGGTAATAGTGTTTGATGTGCCACTTATGGTTTTGTTGGTCAGCGTCTGGGTGCCAGTCAAAGTGCTGACCACTGCGGTGTCAATGGCCAATGATATAGCGGTACCGGCTGATCCAGCTGATCCGCCTGTGATACCCGATCCAGTTTGTACACTGGCCACATAGTTACCTGAAGTTCCGGCACCTAAAGCAACTGTGCCAACTGTAGCTGAGAGGGCGTTGCCTGCGTCATTATAAACAAAAGTGATACCGGTTTGGGTACCGTTTGCAAACAGCGAAGCAGTTCCGTCTTGAGCTTCATCTAAAGTGATGCCACCACCACTACCACCACTTGCGGCATTTATGGTATACACGCCATTTGTGCTTGATACAGTTACATTGGTGCCAGCTTGAATACCAGTGACTGCAACATCTGATAATAGAGCCAATGGTAACCAGTTAGCAGAATGTGCTACATATAATCTTCCTGTAGCATGTACGTGCGCCACCATGCCGTGCCACGTGGCCGCAGGTGCTTCGGTGTTAAGATCTGCTAAGGTATCCCAATGAAATCTCACATAATTTTTTTGTGCTGAAACTTCCAGTTGACCATTGATATGCAACATGCTCATACCATCATGTGAATGCCAGTACACTTCTGCTAGATCATCCACTGTGGTTCCATTGCCAGCATAGTAGGCAAGTTTGCCTGCCAAGCCAGTGTTTACTGTGCCGCTTCCACTTCCCCCAACCCCAGTACTGAAGCTAGGAGTCATGGGCTGAATCCATTGTGTGCTATTACCATCGTTGTAATAGATATAAAGTTTACCTGAGCTAGTGTTGAACCACAATGTGCCAATTTGTGCTGTTGGTGCTACAGGCGGTGTATCCCCTAAAACAGCACCAATACCAGCACCAATGAATTGACTAGCAGTTACAACACCTGTTCCAAAATTAATACTTTTGTTTAATGCCGTGGTTTTGATATTGGCCAAGTCACTTCTAAGAATCTGCATTCCGCCAAGATTATCACCGTCCATCAAACGTAAAGTACCATTAGTGGCATCGTAGACTATCTCGCCCTCTTCAAACGAATTTCGATTTAAAGTTATGGCGGCTTGTCTTTGTAATCTCAGTGCTCTTATTGGTAACATTCTTTGTCCTTTTAGTATTTAAGCTAAATTAGCAGGAGTACCATAGTAGGTGTTGCCTATAATGTAAGGAAACACTGGTTCCAACAATGAATTTAATGTGATAAAATACGCATAAGTTCCGTTAGGATAATCGGGAGTAACGCAATAACGTCCGTTATGCTGATCCAAATCTCCGCTAGCTGTGTAACTATAATCTTCAATAAAAATACCCAGGGGATATAATGTTGTATTGCTAGCTGTGGTTCCTTCACGGCTGACCGCAGAATTTAAAGTATAACCAGACCCCATTCGTTTTACACCACTGGTATTGTTTGTTGCCACACCATAACCATATGGTCCGTACACAGGGTATCCGTCTGCGCTAATACCTAATATTTTACTATGTCCGTCAGCATGAATTAGGCCGCTTGAAAGATATTTGATAACACTGGTTTCAGCTAGACCAGTAGCGCCCTGTACTCCCGAACTGTGTCCTATACCAGTTAGCCACGCACTAAAGAACGATCCATCGTGATAGTGATACTGATTCGGCGGCGCCGCGTGACCTCCTGCTAAATCTTCACCAAAGGTGTATCCTAAATTTTTACCTGCTGAACTGGCTGCATTGTATTGCCACGTTGGCGCTAACAAGTTAGGGCCGCTTGGTCCGCCTCCTTGTGCGCTGGGATTAAACATTGCAACACCGTTGAGCCATACACCAATTAGGCCAGCGCCTGTTGCTGTGGTGGACCCTTCTGTATTTGTTCCGCCACGATATGGCCACGATAAATTAAAATTTTGCGCGGCTCCTGTATTTACGGCTATCGAATTTCCATAACTATGATAAGGTAGGCCTGTGGCAATTAATGCCACATTACCACTATTAAACGACCATGTGCTTACATTCTGAACCCTGGTGCCACCGCCCAATTGTGTAGCAGTTGCTACACCGGATATATTTGGCCCGGTAAACAGATAAGAAATGATCGATCTTTTTGTAGCGGTGTTTGCTAAACTTCTACCAGATATAGATGCAATACGTGGCATAAGTTATCCGTATGTACTCAAACTACCAGTAACAATCCATGTACTGTTAAAACGTAAAATTGTAAATGATACGAAATCGGTTTTTGTTGAATTACCGCTAGGAGCACTGCCACCTAACCAACTGATTACTTGAGCAGATCCATTGATTTGTATTGCGCTTGGTAAAAATGCTGTTGCGCCCTGTGTAATAATGATAGTCACGACCGTTGCTCGATTGTTTGTTGTTGGTATATTTGTAAAGTTTGCAGTAAATCCTGCTACCACACCAGCATGATACCATATTGCGCCGGTTGAAAAATCATGAGTAACAATGCCTGTGGCTCCTAATTTAGTATTAAGAACTTCGGTACTTTGTTGTAATATCGTTGTTGCAGACACAGTAAACACGTTGTTGGTACTGTCCCATGATAGTCCTGCCGCATCATCAACTGCATTGGTATTACCTGGATAAAATGCTAAAGAATTTGCAACCCCAGTGTTGACTGATCCGCTTCCGCCACCGCCACCTCCAGTAGCACTGATCACGCCTGCATTGATAGTTATAGATGATCCATCCACTTTGACACCACCCAAAATTCCAGTACTTGCAGTTGGCAATGCGTATGTGCTCACACCGCCGGAATAGGACAAACTGTTCCATGCAGTGCTTCCATTTCCGTATTTTATTTTTAAAGTATCTGTTTCTAATCCGGGTTCGCCCGAAGCCAGCGTGGGATTAACGCTAGTCCAATTAGCCGCGGTATCTCTGCGTAACTTAATCAATGAAGCCATATGAATTCCTATTGTCTAGTACTATATTTATCTATAGTTAATTTAAGGTACAGCCAAAAAAAAAGCCACTAAACAGTGGCTTTTTATTATATAATTGTAATTATGAGCCGTGCCAAGCAGTTCCAGCTTCTTTGAGACCTTCTAGATGTCCGTGTGAATAATGACTGTGATGCGGAGTTCCAACACTATGACTTGTCATATGTTCGTGATTCAATAGGCCATCGCCAAAACCGTGATGCAATGCGGCTTTGCATTCTAATCCATGGCATCTGTCAGCAACATGACTGTCTCCCAGGCCTTCTGCAAGATCTGTACTAGCGGCGTCTGCACCTTGCTGTTTTCCTGATGCAACACGATCCAAATTCTTTTGACGTCCGCTAGAAATATATGCGGCCATGGTTTCTGGAGTAAACTCACCGGTTACTGGCAAATGTAACGATTCCTGGAATTCTTCAATTGCAGTTTTAAGGGCTTTGAAAGCATCCGGATCTATAGTTAATCTGCTCAAGGATTCGTCATCCACTGGCCCAGCAGTTGGAGCCTCTGGCTTTTTGGTTTCTCCATCTTCATTCAAGATGTCTAAATACTTGCGGAATATATCTCTTTGTGACATAGTTAATTTCTCTCTTTATGTATTTATTCAAAAATACGACACTGGTTTACAGTGTATTTAGTTAATAGTCATCCGAATCACCGGGTATTTTATTTAAAAGTTCCCGTAATTTTGAACTTTCAACTTGTGCAGTTACTTTGGCAACTGGCTTGCCCTGCCCAGGATCAGAGGATATTTCTGCACTTGTAACAGTGGTTTTTTGCTTTAAACTGTCAATAAAACTACTGCCAGTGCTACGCATAGCTACCTGAGTATCATCTTCTAAACAGTCTGTAATACGCAAAGTATCCACGTTAAAGTCCAAATCAATTTTCATACCAACGCCCGAACTACTACGTGTTTTCATTAGTTGGATTTGATAACGTCCACGCTCACGCATGGCCCTGCTGGTAAAGATACCAAACACGTTGTCCGCAGTTTGGATTTTACTTAGTCCACCCGAGATATGACTGTGGTCAAACTCAACTTCTTCAACAGCACCACGATTCAACTGTGCGGCTGTTACAAACACACAGTTCTTTTCCACTGCAAGATTTCGCAGTTCTTCCGACACATATTTGTCTTTCACAAACAAGTTTTCAGCACTAATTTTCTTACTTAGTGGCATCAACAAGTCCATGTAGTCAACTAATAGTACGTCAACTTTACGGCCCATTTTAATCTCGTACTCTTTCAAATAAGCACGAATGTCATTGGCCGTCTTACCACTAGGCATGTACTTGACTTGTAACTGTCCGGATTTCTTACCAATCATTTTGACTTTCATTTCAACATCATCAATGTTCTTGAAAATCTCTCTTGTGGGTATACCAGTCACCATAGCATCCACACGCATACTGACCAGTTCTTCACTTAACTCAAGTGTTAAGTAGATTACGTTAAGTCCAGCAAGAGCATAATTGACACCAAGATTAGCCAAAAATAAGGATTTACCAGCACCGCTACCGCCCGCCCAAATGTTGAGCTCGCCGCGGTTAAAGCCTCCAAACAACTTGTCATCAACGTTTTTCCAACCTGTAGAAATTTGTCCATTTTTATCCTTGATAGCCATTAGTCTAGCACGGGGATCTTTAAAATAATCTGTGCCCATGTCTCGTTGTAAACCAACTTGTACTGCTTGTTTAATCTTTTCTTCTACTGGACCGTACTCACCTTTTTCCAGCAAATCCGCACTTTCTAAGATAGCTCGCTCGAGACCTTTGTGTCTAATAAATGTTTCAAAGTCATTCATTAGCCATTCAAAGTGTTCTTCACGTAAATCAGTTGCGGCCTTTAGTGTACTACCAGTTGCCGCATTAATAATATCCGGTGTGGGCAATACATTGTTATCGCTCACATAAGCAGTTAAGAACTCTGCGGCTTCTTGCAAACGTCTGTCAAATAACTTGCTGTCAAAAATACTCTGACATCTTACAAACGTACCAGCATCTGCCAACATCATTTCCAAATACACACGCTGAATATCATAACCGTAATCAACGTTTTGTCTTGCTTTATTTTCTTGTTTTTCACTCATACTTTATTATACACTCTAGTTAAACACCTTAACACCGTATTGGCGCTCAAAGTTTTTTGCATCTGCATGATTATTCACCATGGGCTTGCCTTTGATATTTAGACTGGTGTTCAGTAACATAGGGCATCCAGTTTCTGCATACCAAAGTTCTAACAGCTTTCTAAACGGGCTTCCATCGTTTGGTACAGTTTGTACACGGCTAGTCCCATCCCGATGCACAATGGCAGGATAGTGGTCGGAATGTCTACACCGAGCAACCACTTGCATATACCTACTGCTACTCCAACCAGTAGGCATATCAAAGTACTGATCCACATGCTCTTCAAGTATTGCTGGGCCAAAAGGTCTAAATTCTTGTCGCTGTTTGATTGCATTTACCCTGTCCTTAATGTCATTACCACGAGGATCGGCAAGTAGACTTCTATTGCCAAGAGCCCTAGGGCCAAACTCTGCCTTGCCCCGCGCTAGTCCGCAAATTTGATGTTGTGTAATATATTCTACAATTTCTGTGTTAGTGGATCGATAACCCATGTCATAACCTAAAAAGGGTGTAAAGTCTTTGGGACTAATACGCCACTCTGGGTTATGCGCCAGAACTGCTCCGATGGCACTGCCGGCATCGCCTGGATTAGGCATAATCCATGTATTAGCAAAGTACTTGCCAGTAAGCGGGTTAGCACTACAATTCAAAGCACACCCACCCATCAATACTAGATTCTTACTGCCAGTAAGTTTTAATCCCTGCTGTAATATTCTATCAAACGTCATTTCATATACTTGTTGGGTAGCGGCCGCAATATCAAAATAATCTTTAATAATTAAATCAGGTCTCCATCGCGGGCAACCTTTATGTAAGTTTTGTTTTAATCTAAATGCATGACCATAATCGTCATTGGGTAATTCTACCAAGTCTGACAATATATCGTGTGTAAGTCTATTGGGATTACCGTATGCCGCCATACCCATAAGGATATATTCTTCCTCGTTGGGTTTTAAGTGACAGCGTTGCGTCATAGCAGAATAAAAAAGACCTATACTGTGTGGATAACTTTGGCTAGCAAGTTTCTTAAGTTTGTTGCCAGTGCCTTGCCAAATAGTCATTGTTTCAAATTCGCCAATAGCATCTATAACTAATACACATGCATCATCAAATCCACTGGTGTAATACCCTGCGGCCGCATGACTATGATGATGATTTGTATAAACTATAGGGGCACTAATTTCGTACCTTGCCATATAAATTTCTATGTCGTTATCACGACGCTTCCAGCCCTGACCCGCTATTAGTTGTCTTAGGGTTTTCTTAAAAGGCTTTTCATACCAGTAAACACGTTCAGGATATCCAAATCGCTTGGCGTCAGCTACCAGCTCTTTACATAAGTCTCTATCATTTTTACAACCGCTATAACGTTCGCTATGACTGGCAAATACTAATTTTTCGTCACTGAATACTGCAAGTGCCGCATCGTGACTATTAGCACTTATTCCCCAGCTAATCATTTATAGATAAAAGGATCACGTTTCCGTAATTCTTCCAATCGTTTTTTAAATGCTCTATGCGCTTGCCATTTGTGTAGCGGCCATAAAAGAATTTCAATTAGTTTTTTCATAAGTTTCCTTAAACCATTTTTTAGCTTTCAACTGTATTTTGAGAGGGTTGGCTTCTTTTGCTTGTGTTATTTTATATAGTGTAGCCAATCTTCCTAACTTTATGATTGCATCGTTTACATCTTTAACATCATCTGGCCAATCTGGCATGCTGACACTCCAGCCGTAATCTAATGCTTGTTCCAATGTTAGTAACCCAGATTTGTCTCTATCCGGAACTAGCACAACTTCTTTATTCAATTGCTTGAGTAACCAATTTTGGCTATCTTTAATTTCAGCACCAAGCAAGGCACACCCGTTAATACTTATCGCATCAAACGGCCCTTCGCAAACAATTACGAATTGCCTGTTGTTATTTTGTGCATCTAAATTAAACACATAACCTGGTTGTTGTTCGCTCAGATACTTGGGTTTAGCATCTCCCACAGTACGGGCAGTCCACCCTACTATTTCATTTTTATAAACAAACGGAATAATAATTCTATTACTAAATCCAGTCTTAGGAGTCCAATAAAACGGATAACTTGTTGGATCTATATTTCGATCCGCTAGATAGTCTATACATTTTTTAAAGTTTTCGGGCAACGAAAAATCTGATTGTGCAATTTGTTCTGCCCATTCAATCATACTAAGAGAATCTATAGGCAGTGCTCTTGTATCAAATGTTGGAACTATGCTACGTACTTCAGCATTGGAGTCTTCATTTAACTTCAATGCTTCTAATCTCAATTGTCCGATGGTGTCATCGCCCATGCCCAAATCTCGCATGAACTTGTTCATCTTTTGGCTTACGAGTCTACCGGGTTGCCAGCTGGCTTTGAATCCGCAATTGAAACAGTGATAACTTACAGCATCGCCTGCATTGAATATGAGCCCACCCCGTTGACGTTTATCATCACAACATACTGCATTGAAACTTATCCAACCACTAGGAGTTTGCTTCCGTTTTGCAGGAAGATAGCTGTTGATTGTGTCCGTGATTATACTCATATAAGTGAGTATAACAGACTAATTACAGCAGGTCAACCTTTATGATACAGTTACTTTGGTAATTGTGCCAGTTGTTGCCTGTGCATCTGTTCGATTGAAAGTTATACGCATGTAGGTATAATCTTCCATGTTTTGATATTGTTTGAGCATGTAAGCAGTTGTAGAATTGACAGTAAATGTATCCAACACAGTGCCACGAAGTGTAAAAGTTTCTGAACTGATACTGGCATCCTTGGTAACTTCAACTTTTACAGTTCCAATCAATTGACTGAATCTAAATTCCACATCTGATACTGTACTAGGAACTGCTTCGTAAAATCTCAAAGGTATTGCACTGCTATGGAAATATTCAATCATATCAGTACCGAACTGCAAATTTTTATAAAAACTAGTTACTACTTGTTCGTCTTTGATAGTGGGCATTGCATCACCAACAAGTTCCATTTTGCCAACTGCACCAAATCTAGTATCGCCATACAGCATAACTTCTTTGCCAGCTTGGCTGGCCGATACGCTGAATGATAAAAACTGATGATCCAATTGATCTAGATCATCTTGTGGAAGAGTAACTGATGCTAGACCTTTGTATGTGGTCTGAGGCAACATGGGAGTCACAGTGTATGGACTATTTGGCAATGCTTGCCCGCTGACATCCATAATGTTTAATTCAATATTAGTTAATGTAGACAAGTTGATACGCTTCTGGTCAGCGTTCTTAATGTCAAACTCTAGGGTATTATCTATACCAGCATAAATTTTTATGTTTCTTTGATACACGGTTGTATACTCCACAGTGAAACCTGCCAAATCAGCCAATAGTTCGATTCTATTTGGATATAAATACGTTGAGATTTTTTGCATTAGCGCAGGACCTTTATACTATATTTATGGCAAAACTAAGAGATAACATAGAACAAAAACTACCCTTTATCAGTGTGTTAAACTACGGTGAATTGGAATACATTGGTATTATCATAAATCAAGATCAATATGTAACCAGCTTTTACGACCTTAATGCCATTAAAACATTAGAAGAACGTGCTGTATTTTTAGATATAGGAGAAACTTGGTGGTGGGAATCAAACCGCCAATTTCCTATCAATATATTTTGCAGAGAACAAATACAACCGTTTCACTATGCCATTAAAACATTCAACAGCAAAGATGCCCGTGTTGTGTTAGGGCCTGTTGTTAATCTAATGAACTTGACTATGAAACGTGTTAAACGTAAAAGTGTACAGTTGGTCCGCAAGGTACGTTAAGCATACCCGTAACTGATACCTTCACATATCAAATTCATCTGCACCACAATAGCCATAGCATAGGCCACAGCATGAGCTTTCTTGAAATAATATTCCTCAGTCGTTGGTTTCGTCCATACTGACTGCGTTACTTCTGTCCACGGTTTGCCTAACAAATGTTTCTTGGCGGGGCGTATGATTGCTAGACACGCCGCGAGCTCTTCTATATTTTTCGGTTTCATTTTCCTCAATACGTGCCCGTGCCCATTCACGTGAAAGAGCAGATTCGTGAAGTCGTCCTGTTCCAATAGATCCCATAGTGGTTCAATCTCCATAAGTTGTTTAAGGTGTGCCTCATCCCTTACACCTTTGTAAATGCTAACATTCAAAAAATCTATCTTAAAATATCCACGTTCTTCTGCTTGCTTATAATCTATTGTGCTAAGTCCAGTAAGTGGATTGTACGGAATACTAGTACAATATACACCGGTATTGTGCTTTTTAAAAGTTCCATTATCTCCAATGGCGGCTGGAATATGCTTTAAAATATCCAACGCATCTGTGCGATCTAAAAAGTCTATATCAATATCAGGCATCTTTATTGTTCCTTGTTAACAGATAGTTTAATTTGTCAAATAACTTTTTATGGGCATGTTTTCCGGGATGCGCATTATCTGGAAATTCAGACGAAGCGCAATCTAGTTTTAATATAGTATCAATATTATCTAACATTTTAGATTTTTCTTCTATGGAGTCTGTACAATTTGCAGAGTCAAACAGATCTAAATTACAAACACCGTGAGAAAAAGGTAATTTAATTCCAAGTATTTCTGAATGCCAATCTTCTATCAACAATTCTATTTGGCCAACAATATTATCAAAGTCGTCTACATCTATTGGAGCTTGGCCTCCAATAACAATAGTTTTACATTTGAGCGTTGATATCAAATCAGTAAATTCTTGATATGCTAAAATTGCTAAATCTTTAGTTAATTTAGGTATGCTAAATTTTATTTGCGGGGATGTTAGTATCTCGTTTCTATCTCTAAGACTTTCTGTGTGAAACCAAATTAGCCAATCAACTTCAGTAAGATTTACTAAAAAATATTGTTTAGCTTCTCTAATAGTTTCTAAGTTAGTGCCACCATTCTTTGCAAAATTAATTACATTGTACCCTTCATTTTCTAATAACAATTCTAAATGTGTATCTGATGGATCGCCTAAATGAGTAACATTTATTTCTACATCGTCAGAATATAGTGTTTTTATTTTTTCAATAGTATTATTAATATAGTTAATAGGAGCATAATTAGGAACACCCCAACTATCTCCTATAATTACTAAAGTTTGTTTAATCTTGGACATCTTTTCCATCCCACACCGCAATTTTTTTCCATTGTAAATTACCTGGAGTAGTATAAGGAATATACACTTCTCCAGTTTCTTTATCAACCAACACCCACTTGTCTGGACACTTTGATGTTATTGAAAGAGTGATTGCCGTGTCGTATTCTTCCGCTTCTGTACCATCTAATAATTTTCTTTTCATATGTTAGACTCCTTAACTACTTGTCTAACCAGTTCTACATCAGCAGGTAATTTTTTAAATTTGTTCATCCAAAATCGTGGATCGATAGTAGTACCAACTGCGGCTAGCTGTTCGTCACTAAATTTTGATAACATTGCTTTTCCGTTTTTACTGTTCAATATCACCCAAGGGCTTATCTTACCATCACGTATGTCAAAGGTTGCTCTGTTTAAACTAACGTATAAAAAATAATGATTCCACTGACTTTGATGTGCATCTGCCCATGTCATCATATGTCCGATACTACGCTGTAGTGCTGTTTCCACAGTTTCTGTGCGAATTAAATTTGCAACATATTTTTCATACAATTCATCTCTGCACCAGTGATCTAATTTGATACCACTTGTAATGACATAGTCGATAAATCTGTCAGGATACAACGGATTAACATTGCTAACAAAACTACCAAATTTAACAAATGCATTATAATAAGGACTTTTTGCAAACTCGTCATACGTTTTATTACCCTTTAAATTTTGACTCATTTTAAAAAATCGATTAAAAGCATCATACCCCATAATGACATGTTTTTCAGTTTTAGCCAATGCTCTACGTTTTTGCTCGCAAAGATGTACCATCAACGTTTTTTCTTTAGTAAACGTATTTGAACAGTACTGACAAACGTATTGTGCTATCTCTAATGTCATTTTAATAATTTTTTAACCTCTACGTCATCCATGCCGCGCATCATTGCAAGTTCTTTAAACTCCGCATCGCTCATAAGTTCTGCAAGCAACTCGCAATCTACTTGTTTTTTTGCAGGATACAAATCTAATAAAAATTTCACCTTCTTATCCGAACTAGTTCCTGGTTTCTTTTTAAAACCAATCCATTCGTGATAATGTATCTTTTTACTTTCGTGTCCGCACATGGCTAACAACATCCACATGAGTTTAGGATGCTTTTGTAACAGATTCCAGTGTTTATTAAAGTATTCGTTAACAGTCAGCAGATAATGCTGTTGTAATTCTGTACTGTTGGTCTTTACATTGCTGATGTAACGATTCATGATAAAGAATTCGCTTTTCAACGATTTGCGTTGCTCGTCATCGAGCTCGTCCCAAAGACCAATATAGCCGCTATCTACCGCCGCCATTACTTCTTTAATTGCTAGTTTCTGTGCCATCTAACGCCTTTGGAATTAATACTGCATCGAATGCCATAACAGTTCTATTACCAGTTCCCTTCCAGGGATACACCAAATGTGAAACATAGCTTGGAAACATCAGAATATTCTTGGCTTCTGGTCTATAGCACCAGCCGTCTTGTAAAATAAACTTGGTTACATCTTTTTCTACCGGAAACTTAAACAAAATATTGCCATCAATATTTGTACTGTTTTCATCCAATATGGGTGTTTCTATGTACATATTACCCGACAAGTGACCTGCCGGATGGTTGTGCATGGCTTGATATTCGCCGGAGTTTTGCTTGATAGTCCATATACTAGTGACTTTAACTGATACATAATCCATATCGGATACCATGCTTTGTGTTTTGATCTGTTGTATGTACTGGGTCAATTGTTCTTCTAAGAATTCAGTCAACCAATCTACATTGATGCTAGCATCGTTAGGTAGCACTTGTATTTGTTGTCCTCCGCGCACACTTAATCCATTATTGCCAGCATCGTTAAGATCTGTTCGTTCGTGAAGTTTTTCGGCTAGCTTTTTAATTCTTTCAAACATATCATCGGGTATTGAGTCAATACCCATAATCAATGGATTAAAAAATGCATATTTCATTGTATTTTATCCTTACTCAACTTGTATATCATTATAGCACGATCCAGGGCCTTTTGTAAAGTGATATTGGTTTTCGCTTCTCTATGAATTTCGCCCCACATCTTACTTTCTCGTATCTGCTCAATTAACGGCCTGCCATCGCTGGTACGAGGATCGGGTCTATCTTCCATTTCGTATTTGTATCCAATCAATTTACGATCAGTTTCCCCAAACTCACGAGCATATACTTCATCGCCATTGCGTTCATAAATGTAAGTTGCTCCAGGTTTAAGACTGCCCATTTTATAATATCTTACTCAAATCTATAATTTCACTTTGACGGCTAATTTCTTTGCAAAAATAGGCACAGTCTGGTTTGTGATCGTTACTCAGCGGAGTTGCAAGTAATTGATTATTTTTCATCTTGGGGAAATACCATTTGACATCATTGTAAAAATTTACAATTTCAATTTTCTTAAATTCTACTCTAAAACTACTGAGTGGATTAAAAATTAATGCTTCAAATCCTCTATCATTCAAGCTGGTCAAAGGTAAAATTTCAATGTCACAACCACTTGAACTATCACCTACCGCTATGTGCCAATCTATAGGCATTGTGACTTGTTTCCCGCCAATGTTAAGTACCATTGCTGGTGCATTAAAAGATTCTAAGAATATTAATGGCATAAAGAAAAAATCTGGTTCTTTAGGATCACTGTTGTCTAGCACGGCAAATCTACACTCCTCGTCTACTTCCTCTGGAAGATTATCCAGTAAAAATGTTTTATTTTCTAATGTTAATATTTGCATAATTCCTTATCGTTGCCAATCCGTTTTTTCAATAGTAAACGGATATTTGGCGTCCTTGTAAAATTTCTTACGCTCAGTAAGATGCCTTTTTGCATACTTACAGGTACTGGTTATGTCCCAGATTTGTACGAAGTCTTTGTCTTCTGCTTTTCGAATACCTCGGCCAATTGATTGTATAACGCGGACAAAGCTCTTTCCGGGCTCAAGAAGAACCATATTAAAAATCCTAGGGATATTAATACCAACAGCGGCCACACCAAAAGTCGCCACAATAATCTTGTTATCATTCGTTTTAATTTCGTCATATTCTTCTTTTCTATCTTTGGTTTTGACCTCGCCCGAGATAAACACTGCTTCTGGAATTTCATTGATAATAAATTTGCCTGAATCAATTCTATTAACTAACACTAGTGTATTGCCTGATTGAGATATTGTTTTAATTAGTTTACTTAGGTATATCATCCTGTCTTCATCTGTAACAAGATATTTTAATTCTTCTGGATAACTGCTGAATTCTTTTAAATCCATCAACTGCACCACGTTGACATGACAGTCACTTAGTACACCTTTGGTTTGTAACTCGTGTGCTTGTATGCTGTGAATTACTGGACCAAGACTTGCAAAGATAGCTTCGAATTCATGTGCTTCTTTGGGAACCGTTCCTGTTAGTCCCCAACGTATGGGTGCATTACATAGGTTTTGCGTAAGTAAATTTTTCAACACTTCTGCCTTGGCCATGTGTACTTCGTCAACAATAACAGTTTTAACTCCGTCGAGAAATTCTGCCAGTGTTACAATGTCATGTTCTTGATTCTTTGATTTCTTATCCAATATATTAAGACTCTGCCAAGTACAAATTGTGTGTGTTTTATTGAGATCTTTGCGGTCACCGTAGTACACACCCACGTCCAATCCGCAGTTGATAAAGTCTTCTTCAGTTTGCTCAACAAGACTTTTATTCGGTACAATAGTAATAGTGCGACCAAAGTTTTCACACAGTTTACTCAAGGTCGCAGTGATAATTGTCTTGCCTGCACCAGTAGCTACTTCTTGTAATGCTTGAGGATTTTTAAGAAAATTATTGATCACATCAAGTTGATAGTCACGCAATCGAATGGGTTGCCCTGCTTGTTGGTGTCCCATTGGCCAACACCGTTCTCCCCAGAAATCTTCAGTAACTTCTGGAAATGCCAGCTTGATCGGGTCACGCAGGTCTTCCACTTCTTCCAGCGAAATACCCAGGCCATGTAGTATTTGCATGACCTTTTCTAGTTGGTTCAAATAGCCGTTGCCGCCAAGGCCAAACAGGCTTACAGTGCCATCCCATCGACCCAGTTTATATGCAGGATGATATCTAGCATAAGGCGCAAAAAACTTAAATGCATTGGCTAATTTCTTTCGTGCGTCTAACTCAAGACCTTCGATCTTGATGTTAACTTCGTCTTTTATAATTAATTTTACAATGCCCATGTACTGGTAGCCCATCCTGTGTTGTTGTCGAATATGCTTGGCTTATCTGAATACGAAATAATTAAATCGCATCGATTGCTGTATATTGCAGTCTTGCCATGTCTTAAGTTGTTACCAAACACTATAACACTTTTTGGTGCCCAATTGCAATCTTTTAGGAAGAATTTGGGTAATTTTCCTGTTTGTATTCCCGCCACTATGGTTGCGCTGTCCAACGGAGCATTGTAATGATTTTCTTGTATTACACCGTTGAATACCTTACCAGCGGTGTCGTTTTGCAGTCTAAAGTATATGCCTACATGATTGAAAATTTCGTTATTTTCCAAGGATTTTTGAAGGTTTTTTAGAGTTTTAGTACAAACATCTGCGCTGTGACTGTCAAAGATAACTAGCAATGGAAATCGTTTGAGATCTTTTAAATTACCAATAACATCGGATAATTCATAAGCATTTGAGTCAATCCATATTTTTTGTTGTGTTCTGTGAGCAATGAGATCTTGCAATTTTACCTCATTTTTCTCGACTTTTTTGGTCAAAAAGTGATAACGTGTTTTGCGATCAGCTATGATTAACAAATTGGTCACGGACTCAACACCAATGTCCTTTTCCAAGGAAGATTTTATTGGTTCGTATAAATTTTCACCAAAAAAGAATTTATTACACTCATCAGCGAATTTCCATTTTTTGATAATTTCGTAAAAATCGGTGATTTTTTGGTCAAATTCGAATTTACTTGGTCTTAATAAATCTATGATTGCAACAATATTTTTTTCAGTTAGTTCAATACTGATAAGTCTGGTACTGTGTACTGTGATGTTGTTTTCAATAAGTTTTCCAATGCCTTGTAATGTTTTTCTTACAGCACTGTTGGGGGAATATTCAACAAAGATGGCAGGTTCTTTATCTTTTAGTGTTTTTATGTAGACTTTTTTAGTGTTGTCTACTGCACGGAATCTTCTTGACCAAGCGGGTACTAACAACACATCTGTCAAGGTGTTGTCGATGATTAAAAAATGACTGCTGTATTGTTCCAGTAATTTTAACAATAAACGACTTTGATTTTCAGTGATAAAAACCGGACTTGACACCGCAGACGCAAGACTACGTAAAACTTTTGAATCTCGGGTGGGTAAATATTCTTCTATTTTTGGAGTAGTACAAGAAGTAATTTTTAAAAGTAAGTTATCTACAGTTATCATACTTTATATTATACAGAGTGCAATTACAAAAGTCAACACTTTTGTATAATATATTTTTTAAAGTGTTGCGTCTTCCATACCAGCGGTACGAAGCTTAATCACATTTGAAAGTTGCCATTGTTTGACATCAAGCCCTTTGGTAATGCCTAACCATTTGTTGCGTAACAGGGCAAACTCGTTGATAATCTTTTCAAAGTCCACAACGTCAGCTTCACCTTCAACGAACTTTTCACAGTCCCTTGAAGATAAAGCTCGTTGATAATTTTCTAAATATTTGCGAAAATGTTGACTTTTCAAGCGTCTAAGTTCAATATGTAGGTACTCAAGGATAGCTTCAATTTCTTGTAACTGACTGAATCGTTGTTCAACAATACCCGGCATTGCCGCGGCCGCCCTTTCAATATTGCCTTTAATATTCGTGTCCTGACGTGCGCCAATTAACTCATCGTTAAAATATGACACAGCATCTGGAATATAAGAAATGTCTTTGCTAACCTTACTGTACCACATATTATTCTAGCTCTTTATAGTCATCATCATCGTCGGACTCTTCATCCAAATAGTATTCAATTGCTTGATCCAGCACAGCATCGACACCTGTTGCACCTTCTAGTACTCGGTCACTTGTACCAAAATCTGCTAGTAGGTCAACATATCGTTCGGCCGCCACATCAATAATTTTCTTGTCAATATACTCACTAAACAAGATCCATACATCTGCTATTTGTGTTTCAGTCAACATTTTCGTCCGTCTCCTCAGGAATGGTTGTTGTTGTTAAAGACTTGATATGAAATTTTGCCATTAACATATCTAATTTATCATCTTTCCATTCTTTTCGGTAGAATTTGAATTCCTCGCCTGTGTCTGGATCAATCCATGCAAGTCTGTTGCCAGATTGTTTTAACAAGCCAGCTTTTTCGCACATGTCAACCATTCCTGAATACGGATTCATTCCTGTTTCATATGGAATTTTAATTTGCACAGTTTCAAAAGGCTTGCTGTAACGAGTCTTCATGATCTTGCAACTTGCACGAATACCCATTACGTCTGACACTTTGTTGCCGTCCTCATCCTCTTTGAGTTTGAGTTTTTTCATAGCAACAACAATACTAGAAGCATAAACAAAACCTTGTCCGCCACTGATCTTGTCGTCTGGATCAAACATGTCCTGTGACGCATAAGTGTGATTTGTACAAACCATACCCACATTATAACTGCCGAACATATTGACACAGTTACGAACTAATGAGGTTAATGCTTTTGGCTTACGGCCCATATCCCCCTTCATGTCACCAGCTTGGAACTGATTAATGTCGGTAGGGGTAAGCAACATACCCAATGAGTCTATGACAAATAGGACTTTAGGACGCTCTGCCATTTCTTTGTACTCTTTCATGAATTCATGAATGGTTTTTGCCACGTCATCAATCATAGCCATGTTGAGTTTAAGAAGTTTTTCTTCGCTGGTGTCCACACCTAAATCGTGCAACCATTTTTCATCCAGTGCATTTTCAGTATCAATCAAGATAACATAGATGCCCTGTGCTTGTGCGTTACGCACTAGATTACCTGAACAGATAAAACTTTTACCAGCACCACTTTCGCCGGCAAACACAGTGACTTTGCCAAGTGGAATACCTTTGTGGAAATCTCCACTGATCAGATAGTTCAGCGTGTAATTGCCAGTGCTGATCCAATCTGTAGGATCGTTAAATCCCACACCAAGACCGTCAATGCTTTTGGTCAAGGTCTTTCTAAATTTTGATAAATCGAAGGCTTTTGTAGCCATAAGTTGTTTCTCCTATGATGATGTAAGGGGACCGAAGTCCCCTTATTTTTACTTCTGACGATTACGAATCATTGCCAAGATGTCTTGGGCACGTGAGTCGCCGCCTGCTGAATCAGATGCTGTTGGCGCTGGTGCGGCCTTGGCTACTGGAGCAGGTGTGTCATCTTCATCATGTGATGCCGCTGGTGCAGGTGCGGCTTTTGGAGTTGCTTTGGGATCGCCAGTGTTTTGGCTCATCCCAGCTGGTTTGAAATACTGTCCCCAACGTTCCATGTCATATGGTTCGCCGTCGACTGAAGCTTCAAACATTTCTTTCATAACTTTCAATTCAACTTCGCCTGGCTTCTTAGGCAAGAAGTCACTCAAGTTAAACAAGCCATGTTGCTTGATAGCCGCATGTTC